TGACCCTATGACTAGGGGGCCACGCAGAGATCAAGCTCAAGCAGCCTTTAACTCGGGAGATGCAGAAGCGGTAGCTCACTATGTGAGTTTATTCCGTGAAAGCGCTAAACCGGTTAATGGCAGGGGTGATCACCAAGCAGAACTTGAAAAGCAGGTAACGCCAAATCGTTCTGCTAGTTCAACTAGTAATAGCGTGGGTCGAGAGTCCAAAATCTATTCTGCTGGAGAGCTAGAAAAAGGTTGGAGTAAGATTCGCACTTTGAACACTAGTGGTAAGTATGACGACGCGGCAAAACTTGAAGCTGAGCTAACGCTTGCTTACATGGAGGGTAGAGTTAAAAACTAGCCATTTACGTACGCAGCCTTAGCCAACAAAACTGTTTTATTTTTTAATGTTTAAGGAGAACGAAAATGGCTGCTATATTTCCCGTAGTTAGTTCCGGTGTATTCGACACCACCCCTTCGTATTCCGGTGGTTTTATTCCACAGTTGTGGTCTAATAAACTGAATGCGAAGTTCTACGCGAACACCATGTTAGCTGATATTGCCAACACTAGTTGGGAAGGCGAAATCAAAAACCAAGGTGATTCGATTCGTATCCGTACTGCACCATCAATCACTATTAGTGATTATGCTGGAGCGGGTACAACTTTATCCAGTCAAGTTCCTGTACCTATTTATACTGACCTGCAAATTAACAAAGGTAAGTATTTTAGTGTTCAGGTAAATGACGTATTAGCTCATCAGGCTGATATTGATTTGATGGATATGTTTACTGATGATGCTGCAAAGCAATTGAAGATTGCTATAGAGAACGAAGCTTTCTTCCAGTGGTTTTCCACTGAAGGTGCTGCTGCAGCGAACAAAGGCGCCACTGCAGGTGCTGTTTCAGCAGGTTATAACTTAGGTACTGACACAGCTCCTATCGATGAAGCAGTCGCTGGCAACCTTTTGAAGTTAATCTTGCGTATGTCAGCTGCTTTAGACGAGCAGAATGTTCCTGAAGAGGGGCGTTGGTTGATTATATCACCAGCTGATCGTCATTTATTGATGCAGACTGATATTGCTCAGGCGTACTTCACTGGTGACAACTCAAGTATTGTTCGTACTGGTAAGATTGGTATGTTAGATCGTTTCACTGTATATGTATCTAACTTGCTACCTCACGGTACTACTACTAAAGCAACAGTTGCAGGTTTAACTGCAGTTGCTTCTGGTGCAGCTCTTACAGGCGCGAAACCGCGTCGTATGATAGTTGCCGGTACTAAAGCTGCTTGCGCATTTGCTTCGCAGATTTCCAAGACAGAACCTTTACGTAATCAAACAGACTTCGGCGATATTGTTCGCGGTCTAGCTGTTTACGGTCGTAAGACTATCAAGGATACTGCGCTGGTTACTGGATTAATTGGCGCTCCATAAGGAAGCAGTTAGTTAATTAACTAAGGAGGGGGGAAACTCTCTCCTTTACCTAACCATGCATGGAGTGAATTGTGGCAATAAAAGTTATTGACGTTATTAAGCGTGTCGAAGATGTTACTCAAGATGCAAATGTCCGATGGCCACGCATAGAATTGCAGAATTGGCTTAATGAAGCTTATCTGCAAATTGCATTATTACGACCTGATGTTAGTTCTAAAACCGGCACCTTTACTTGCGCTGCTGGAACTCGTCAAGTCCTAACCACTGGTTTTTCCAGTGCTTTACGTCTACTTGATGTAGTACGTAATCTTGCGGCTTCTTCTAATAAGAAGGTAGTCCGTCTTATTGATAGAAGTGTTCTAGATGACCAAAGTGTTTCTTGGCATACAGAAACTGGTACGGTTAATATCCAGAACTACACCTTCGATGTTAGACAACCCAAAGAATTTTTTGTATACCCACCAGCTACTACTTCTGCTCAACTTGAGGTAGTGTATGCTGATTTGCCTGGAGCACATGACCTTAGTGAGCCATACTTACATCCTACTACGGGTAGTACAACTGAAATGATTAAAATAGAGGATACGTATCTAAGCGCTATAATAGATTGGATGCTTTATAGAGCTTTTTCTAAAGACGCTGAATTTGCAGCAAACGCTGCTAGAGCAGGCGCACATTATCAAACTTTTATGTCAGGTATAGGTAATAAAACTACAAGCGATGCTGCTACCGCACCTACGGAGGACGTGTAAATGGCTACTACTAAATGGGAAACTTTTTACCCTTACATACTACCTTATCTTCCCGGGTGTCCTGAAGTTGTTATTGAAACGCATTTAAAAGAATCTGCCGCTGAGTTCTGTGCTAAAAGTGAGGTATGGCGTTTTACTATCGATCCGGATTTTACAAGTAAAGGTACATCGGATTATCAAATCGACGTTACTTCAGGAACTCTTCTAGAAAGCATGTTATTCTTCTATGTAAATGGAAGTCCTTTAACGCATGTATCTGATAGGCATTTTAGCATTCCTATTAATCAAGATGGTTCTGCTGTTAAGGGGTCACCTATTTATGTATCTATTCTTGATGATGATCATGTTCGTTTATACCCAACTCCAGATGGTAAATATACATTTACTGGTGTAACGGTACTTAAGCCAAAATTGTCTGCTACTGGAGTAGAGACTTTCATCTATGATGCACATGGCCGCGCTATTGCATCAGGTGCAATTGCTAGACTTGCGGAAATTCCAAATAAAGAATGGAGTAATCCCGAATTATCATTGCAACACAAATTTGAGTTTAATCGCGGTATTACTAATGCTAAAGGGCGAGATACTAGAAGAATTAATCTTCGTGTCGCCTCAGTAGGCTTTGCTGACTAGGAGGACAGATGGCAACTATAGATACTTTTTACTATGTTCAAGGTGATACTGGCCCACAGCTTAAGTTAACCTTAACTGACGAAGATACAGGTACTGCTACTAATTTGACAGGAGCTACTGTAAAGATGCATTTCAGAGCTGCTGGGGAAACTACTGTTTTGTATAGTAAAACTTTATATGTTAATCCCGCAACACCTACATTAGGTATTGCCATTGTTAACTGGACAACAGGTGAATTAGACTATGACGCAGGAACTTATCAAGGAGAAATTGAAGTGACTAAGGCATCAGGTCAGATTGAAACTGTATACGACACCATAAAATTTAAAATTAGGGAAGATTTCGCATGAATTTAGCATCAGTTGTAGCAATTGCCGCACTTAAAGCTGCAGCTAAACAGCTGAAAATTAATATTACTGCTGAACAATTGCCTATTTTAATGGCTATTCAGGCCGGACATTTCCTTACTGAAATTGATGTTGAAGGAGATGTATATCTTCAAGATGGTACAGGTGCCGTAGATGGAGCTTTACTTCATTTCTTTAAAACACTTACTGAGAATCCTACTCTAGCCGATAACGCTGTTACAGCTTTTAATAAGGTATTAGCTGAGAATCCTTCAGTTTCAGAGGCACAAGTATTTGATTTTTATAAGTCGCTTACAGACACAGCAGTTGCTACAGATGCTTACGCGCCTAATTTTGGCAAAGCACTAACAGAACCTCCTGTTGCCGTAGATATATACACATACGCTTTTAATAAAGTAACTGCAGATGGTGCAGTTGCTACAGAATCAGATTTTAAAGCAGTCGCTAAAGTTCTTGCTGAGAATCCTACTCTGGCAGATACGAATGTTTTATCTTTTTTTAAGAATATATCAGAAAATCCAAATTTTACTGATGCTATAAATTTAGCAATTACTAAATTATTAGCTGATACTGTAGGGGCTACAGATGATCTAGATGCAGCGGCCTCTATTCTTGACGACCAAGAGATGCAATTTACTAAGATTACTACGAACGCAACTACGGTTACTGATTCTTTTGCACGAGTAGTAGCTTTTATCAGAACTTTTAGTGATAATCCGGGTTTAACAGATACGGATACTATAGAAGTAGGTAAAGTTCTGTCTGAGAATCCAGTATTTAGTGATACTAACTATGTTAATTTTGGTAAACTACTATCAGAGCAACCTAATATTACGGACCTTTTGGCGTTACAAGTAACGCTAAGTCCTTTTACTGAAACACCAGGTATTACAGATTCGGCTGATATAATGTCGAATAAAGTTTTTACAGAATTGCCCTCGTTGACCGACGCGGGGTCGTTACGAAGTCAAGGTTATTGCGACTTCACCTTTTTTGCGGAAGACTATGTCGGGGCTTCCAGAACATTTTAATAGGAGTTAATTATGATTAACGATAATTTGAAGCTCTCCGGTCAATTAAATATTGTTCTTAGAGATAAGAATGGTAATGTAAAAGAGGAGCGCACAGAGAAAAACCTTGTAGTGACTACAGGACTAAACTATATTGCATCACGAATGAAAGATGCATCAGCGACAGTAATGTCGCATATGGCTTTAGGTTCAGGTACTACAGACCCAGCAGCCGCACAGACAAATCTTATAACTACATTAGGTTCGAGAGAAGCTTTAGATTCTACAACGGTAACTGCTAACGCAATTGCTTATGTAGCGTCTTTTGAAGCTGGTGATGCGACTGGATCTGTAACTGAGGCTGGTATTTTTAACCATGCTACAACTGGAACCATGTTATGTCGTGTTAAGTTTGCTGTTGTTACTAAAGCAGCAGATGATACTATGACTGTAACTTGGACAATTACTGTATCTGCTACTTAATACGGATGGGTGTAACTTATGTCTACGATAGTAAATCGAGCCACTAAAGGGTCACCTCTTACTAATACTGAGGTAGATTCTAACTTTTCCAATTTAAACACCGACAAGATGGAGAAGTCGAATAACCTCAGTGATCTTTCTAATGCTGCTACAGCAAGAACCAATTTAGGGGTGCCTAGTTCTTCCGCTGCTACAGATGAAGCAATAGCTATGGCGATTGCTCTTGGCTAGGAGAATAATATATGGCAAACACGTTTAAGAGATACACAAGTAACAGCATAGGAACGAGTTTAGCGACAGTTTATACTGTACCAGGATCAACTACTTCGGTAGTTATCGGAGGTATAGTAGCAAATGTTACTGCCGACACAGTAAACATAACTGTAACAGCTACAACGAGTTCCACTGTAATTAACTTAATAGGTGAAGATACACCTTTACCAGCAGGAACAGCGCTATCGTTTATTGATGGTAAGGTTGTACTAGAAACCGGAGATATAGTTAAGGTGAAGAGCTCTGCAGCAACATCGTTAGATGCTCATTTATCTGTAATGGAGATAACCTAATGGGTGGATATATAGGTAGAGGTCAACCAGTAGCTGCTGGGGGTAACTCAGTAGAAACATCAGATATTGTAGATGACGCTATAACAAATGATAAGATTGCTACTAATGCAGTTACTGGAGACAGTATTGCCTCTAATGCCGTAGGTAACTCTGAACTATCAGACAATGCAGTAAATACTGCAGAAATTGTAGCTGATGCCGTTGATGGTACAAAGATTGCTGATAATGCTATCGGTAATGAACATCTAGAAGATGATGCTGTAGGGGTAGATGAACTATCTGCTACAGGAACAGCAGGTGCTACTACATTTCTTAGAGGTGATAACTCATGGGTAACTCCAACAGATACAAACACAGTTTATACACATCCTAACCACTCTGGAGAAGTAACTTCTACAGCAGATGGTGCACAAGTAGTAGCTGACAATATAATTGATGAAGCGAATCTTAAAATATCTAATGCACCTACTAATGGACAATTTCTTTCCGCTCAATCTGGAAATACAGGTGGTCTAACATGGGCTGACGCAGCAGGAGATTTTGCTGCTTTAACAGACACTACAGTATCTAGTTCAGACCCAGCTATTAATAGTAACCCTTCAGCAACAGGTCACATTTGGGTTAATAAAACATCAGGTGAAGCATATGTTTGCTCTGATGCAACTTCTGGTGCTAATGTTTGGAAAAATATTGGTGAAGGTACTGGTGCTGTAGAGCCAACATACACAGTTGATTACTTAGTTATAGCTGGAGGCGGAGGTGGCGGTGCAGCAGATAATGATAATGCTTATTCTGCTGGTGGAGGCGGTGCTGGAGGCTATCGTAACTCTTATAATAGTGAAACTTCTGGAGGTGGAGGTTCTTCTGAAACAGCTGCAACACTTAACACAGGTACTGTTTATACAGTTACAGTAGGTGCTGGGGGTGCAGGCGGTACAGGGCACTCAGGGAATGGTGCTCAGGGCGATTCATCGAGTATTTCTGGTACTGGTTTAACTACTATCACATCGGTTGGCGGCGGTGCTGGTGGTTCACAAAACACAGCAGGTGGCGCTGGTGGTTCTGGTGGTGGTGCTGGTGTTGGTCACGGTAGTAGCACTCCATCTGGAGGAAGTGCAACTTCAGGTCAAGGTTATGCTGGTGGAGGTGGTCTGGCTGGTGGTGGTGCAAACCCTAATGACCCTTCTGGTGGTGGAGGTGGAGCTGGTGCGGTAGGTCAAACTGGTTCTGGTAGTACAGGAGGTTCTGGTGGTAATGGATTAGCTTCTTCTATTACGGGTTCTTCAGTAACACGAGCTGGAGGCGGGGGCGGTGATGCTCAAGCCGGTGGTAGTGGTGGCGGCGGTGGTAGTAGAGATAGTGGTACTGCAAATACTGGTGGCGGCGGCGGTGGCTCAAGTGAAGGAGGTAATCCGGGAGCTGGACCAGATAATGGTAATGGTGGTTCTGGAGGTAGTGGTGTAGTAATATTACGAGTTCCTACTGCTAGTTATTCTGGAACAACATCAGGTTCACCAACAGTTACTACAGACGGCTCACATAAAGTTTTAGTGTTTAATAGTTCAGGTTCATACACAGCATAGGGATTTAATATGGCACATTTTGCAAAAATAGATAGTAATAATATTGTTACTGAAGTAATTGTTTCAGAGAAAGATTTTATTAACTCTGGAAAAGTAGGCGATGAGTTTCTATGGGTACAAACTTCATATAACGATAACTTCAGAAAGAACTTCGCAGGTGTAGGTGGCACATACGACAAGACTAGAGATGCTTTTATTCCGCCTAAACCATTCGCTAGTTGGGCATTAGTAGAAGATACTTGTCAATGGATAGCACCAGTAGCACATCCAGCAGATGGTAAAGATTACGAATGGAATGAAGAAACAACTAATTGGGTGGAGGTTGAATAATGGCAGGATATATAGGAAGAATACCGTTAAGCGAAGCGATACAGAGTAGAGCTAAATACACTGCTACTGGTGGGCAGACATCTTTTTCATTTAGTTACCAGCCAGGATACTTAGACGTATATTTAGATGGTGTAAAGATAGAAGATACAACAGATTATACAGCCACTAATGGTACAACTATAGTGTTGA